TGTCAGCTGTCGTGCGGATATCTTGAATAGTATTCAAAGTTGGTGGAGAACTAAAATCGAGCGATGTGCCGACTGTTATACTCTTAACATCTTTCGATGCATCTGTATAAACTGGTGTGTTGGCTGTGAGCTGTGGAAGAGAGACGTTATAGGGCGCACCTTGCTTAAATCTGATCCAGCTCTGGAGAGCTGAACCGTCAGTAAGATACAAATCTGTACTACCACCAAGCATACGCAAACGCCAGACAGGGACTCCACTATCCTGCCAGTTGTGTTCGTTAGTGTATGCTGGCACGTTGGTTCTATTCGTTCCCATCACTCCATAACCTGTATTACTTTCGACTCTAAGTTCTGGTTTAATTATTACTCTGTTGATTAATTCTGCTGTTCCAGCATTCAGTTCAAGATTATCGGTACCGGATAATCCTCCGTACATCACTTGTCCACCAGATCGACCTGCTAATAAAGCATATTGCGCATGATCATCATCACCAAGCCCGGTGAGAGAACCGTGATCAGTAACTCCTGCAAAACTCAACTGTGTATCAAATGGATTTATGGCTGTACCTGTTCCAGCTCCATTCTGGAATACTATTCTACCAATATATAAAGCATGTTCCGAGATGATATCTGGTACAAACGTTTGTACTGACGCACTTTCTGCTAGGACTTGTGTTAAATATTGAGCATCTCCGTAAACTGATTTCAATTGTCCATCTTGTTCGATGAAAAACTCTTGATAACTCCATCTATTTGGTGTCATAGCGACAAGACCCGTCCCAGCTGTTACATCATTGTATTGAGCATTATCCCACTGAGTCTGGGAACTTTGTGTAACCCAGGTAGCTCCAGTAAAGTTGTAATAATAGCGATCAAAGGTATCGGCACCAGATGTATCAATAGCCGAAATGCTAATCTTATTCAATTTGAGCCAAATAGTTCCCGCTGTCATAGCAACATTGCGAGTTCCCGTATCAGAGATGATCAATCCCGCTGTTCTTGCTAATCCGCCTGGACTTTGCTCATATAATCTCTGTTGTAAAAACTTATCATTGTTCACTGCTTTCTGGAAGTGATTGGTAATGTGTAATGTAGTTCCTTGGCGGTACACTTCATAAAGTTCAAATCTATCATTCTCATTGTTTCGTATTGTGCTTCCTGAGGTAGTTACGTTGATGGTTGGTGGGGATCCATAGAGGACATAAATATAATTTTCACTATTATCAGTGAGAGCCAAAGCGCTAACACCGGAAATACTAAAGTATTCCATATCAGCCGTATCACTGTTAGTAGTGCGAATATATCCTGTTCCTGATGCTATATCTACAGTTCCATCAAGATTATCGGTAATCCCAAAGCCTGAGACATATCCTGCGCACCCCGCATTAATAAGTTTATCATTCACAGATCCTTCGAATGTATTTGCTAGAGTAATGTTATCAATGTTCAGTGTTTCACCTCCACGATTTGCCAAAGTTGTATATTGAAGATGGCTATCTACTGCAAGATTGATCAAATGAGTGTGATCTCCAACAGATGATACTGGATCAATATCAGAGCCGAAAGGAGACAAGATCGCTGAGGCTGTTGTGGCTCCTTGCTGAATCACGATACGACCGATATATACTGAATGTTCTACTAATTCTGGAACGATTGGTATTATTGGGGCATGTTCTGCTACAGATAGTGCTGGATATTCTGCAGTAGCGTACATACTCACTACAGTGTCATTCATAAGTACGTAGAAGTCCTGGAATGAGTAATAAGATGCCGTGAGGGGTACCAGACCGGTTGCGGTGTTATTCCAGTTTGCATTATCCCAGAGAGTTTGACCCGTTTGTCTTGTATAGGTTGCACCAACCAAAAAATATCTATTAAATGTGGAACCTGTGAATGTATCAAAGTTAGTAGTTACCAATTTATTCAACTTTGTCCATATGGTTCCGATTGTAACTGTGACATTCCTGACACCAGTTTCGCCCAACACCAACCCATCTGTGCGACGATTTATATATTCTTCTTCAAAGAATTGCTGAATATACTTATCATTGTTGGTTGCTTTCTGATGTCTCTTTGTTATTGTTAGTTCTGTTCCTGATCTATATATCACAAATAGTAAGATTCTATCATTTTCGTTTACTGTTCCTGATGATACAGTATTAATAATTATCGGGGATCCCGCATTGTAATCTACACAAACAAAGTTGTTTTGAAGGTCTGTGAGAGCCAAAGGAGCTACGGCAGTAACCGTATATAAATTGATTGATGCTGTATCGGTATTAGTAGATCGAATATACACATCGCCACCAGGAACATTGACAGTACCATTCCCATTATCTACAATAGGATCGAATCCTGTAACTACTCCAGCATTTAGCGCATAATCGGTAGTTGGACCGCTAATTGTTCCGGCAACCGTGAGGTTATTAAAAAATCCATTTAACCAGCTTTTAACATTAGGATTTGTAACGTTTTGGATTGACATATTATATATTATATTAAGATAATATCTAAGTATAATATATGAATAAAAGACCATATATTGCACCTCACTTTATTATGCTTTTGAGAGAATATAACGAGCCTTATGTATATTATGATTTTGGTAGACCCAAGCGAGAAGGACGGGAAATGGGTTATTATATCTGCAAACTAAGCGGATTGCGGGAGTTTGATCCCGTAAAAATATTCAAAGCTAATCAAATGAAGAGATTCCATGAACTTAAAGATTTGTTTAAGTATTTAAAGAGAGTTGACTATAACAAATGGCGATCTGCTGAATACGATGAGGAGTTTGTAAATAGATACTTTGATATGGTAAAGGTTATGTACTATCCACGTCACGATTTTCAAAATATTATCAAGAAACTCAACGAGAATAGAACGCAAATAAAAGAGAAGTTCGATAAGATAGTTGATGATTTCTGTAATGAATACGATGAGGCTTTAGATGAATTTAAGACCTTCGTTAAAGTATGGGGAACGCCGTTATATTAAAATAAATGCTTCACCTTCTCGAATGCCAATTCAAGTATTGTATAATAATAAGGATGTTCTTTCAAATGCGCCAACGCTATTTTAGCTGATAATATTGGATCACATCCAATAATGTCGGCATGTTCGAACTCTTCTATTATACCTTTCTTAAACTCCTCAAAGGGAATCTTCTTGAAGTTTACCTTAAGCTTCTTACCTATCTTTCGGATTTGGTTATTAGTTAGTTTCATATATTATATGTTAATATAATATATATGCCTGTACATCACGGAAAAGACAGAAAAGGGTCATACTATCAATGGGGAAGCCGAAAGAAGTACTATTATAAGAAAGGAAGCGAATTATCAAAATCAATAGCTTATAATAAGGCAAAACGGCAAGGGATTGCCATTAAAATTAGTCAATCAAGGAGACGTAAATAATAATATAAGGTTATTATATATGTCAAAGCTACACAGATATTCACGCCTTGTAGTAAAAGAAGGCTCACCGTTGGTAATACATGATAAAAAACACAAACTTAGTTATATCATTAGAAAGGTCGGTAATAGAAGGATAGTATACAAAGTAAATAAAGATGATACATTGACTATGATTAAAAAACCTACTTGGTTGCATTTGCCGAAGCCAAAGAAGACTAAGAAGAAGGCTAAACCTAAGCCGAAACCCAAGAAGAAACCTGTGAAGAAGCGAAAGTTATTATCAGATGTTGAATTGATGAATCTGTATATGAAAATGGGTATTGTTCCGCCGGTTCTACCTGACGAACACATGGAACCGCCTGTTATATATCATGCTCCTCTGCCTCATGTAGAAGCAGAACCAGAAGAAGCCCCAACAGAAGCGCCATTCGAGGCTGTTCCGCTGAAATCAACAACACCACAACATATCGAGCATATTAAACAATTCGGTTCGGTGAAGGCTAGAAGAATACTCGGAACGTTCGAGAAATATTGGAAACATTACAAAGAAGCGCTTAAAAGAGCCAGAAAGAAGAAAGATAAAGAAGCTATTAAAGAATATAAAGCAAAGGTCGTAGAATACCAGAAAAAAATTGCCTCGCTGGTTGGAACTGGTAAATATGGAGGTTTTGCCGATCTCAATACAGGGTTTGTCAAGACTGGCGGACGTATAGATCCAGAAGATGATCTATTTCCGATTGAACATCTTTATCAATTCACTCCATATCGCCCCTATCCTCCTCTGCCTATCTATCCACAAATACAATAATTCATGTTATTTATTATATCAACAGATAACATGGGAAACTACGAATTTAAGCCTACAGATGATATAGACTACTTCGGAATGCCGTTATATAATGCCAAAGTGCGACTTGCTAAGAAATCGCCGAAAAAGACTATCAAGCAACCAAAACGGAAGATCTATTATGCTATTTACCCTAAATAATCAATTATATTATAAATTATTGATTATTTCAATTATTTATGTATGTCAGAGATAGAATATATTAAAAAGTATAACAGTGAAAGAGTGTGGAGGTGTGGAGGTGTGGAGATAGAAACCCTAACTTTCCCATGGAAAAGTTAAAATTGAAAAAATGTGGGAAACCATCTCCACCCATCTCCACACTTTGATGAAAAGTAATATAGCTAAGTAAAATCACCATTCAAGTGCGGTTAATTTAACCGCACTCGCGAGCATCATCGGAGAAAAAAATATAGTATATATATATATATGTCCGAAACCAAGAGAAAAAGAGGAAGACCTAAAAAATATTTTACTGAAGAGGAACGGCGTAAAGCAAAACGGCGCAGTGACCTCAAATATAAGCGAAAGAACATCGCTAGAATCCGCAAACGCAATGCCGAATGTCAGCGAAAAAGGAGACGAGCTAAGAAAAAGAAGACCTAAATATTTTTAAACGCACTGCATATTTTTGTCATCGAAAAATATATAGTACAATATTATAACATATAGTAGTAATGACCGAACTCAAACAATTCTTTGAAACTTACGTGTGCCTGCCCACCTACGCCAGGGACGGCAAGGCGAAATATCCCTGTGTCACTCACAAATCCCTCAAAAAGACCTACTTCGGTAGGACGAAGAAGAATCCTAATATCTCTATTAGGAAAAGAAACAAAGGTAAGAAGCCATCTGAGCGGGAGCCAGAAAAGGTATATACTCGAAAGAATATATTTGAGGGTGACGGTTTCGGGATACGAACAGGTAAGATAAATAAACTACTAGTGGTCGATTTGGATATGTGGGTAAAAGAAAAGCATGAGGCTAAGAATCTCAGGGACGGTATCAAGAAATATAAATCTCTCATCAAAAAGTATAACGATGGAGAGGATCTGGAAACACCAACCGTTCAAACAAAAAGTGGCGGACGTCATATCTATTTTAGTTATGATGATGATATTCACGGTAATCGGGCGAATGTTAACAAGTATACTATTGATATACGCGGTCATAATGGTTACGTTGTTGTTCCTCCTACTCAGGGATACACTTGGGAAAAATCCATCCATGATGTAGAAGTAATGACAATACCAAAATGGCTGAAAAAGTGGATAATGAAAGGTTTCAACAGCCCCAGGAAGTCATCAAAGACGTCGAGCAAGAAAAAAACTACCCGAACTGCACATATTGAGAGAGGAGATTCTAAGGTTGACAAGAAGTTGCGCCCGTTTCTCGAGCTTTTGAAACTTCAGAGATTTATTGATTTTGAAGATTGGATACGCGTCGGATTTATTATCTATAATGAAGGCGGAACATGCCAATTATGGGACGAATTCAGCAAAAAAGCCCCAAACTACGGCAATGTAGAACCCCAATGGGAGACTTTCAAGGACAACCCAGAGGGATATAAAGCCAACTTCAAGACACTTCGACGAATGGCGAGAGATGATAACTTCAAGGGCTATACAAAAATATTAGCGACGCACGAAAACTATATCATAGATGATCTTTTCGAAAATGGAGCTAATGACACAAATCTCTCGCATCTCTTTTATTCATATATGCCCCACGAGTATATATATGATAACGATAATAATGAATTGTACAAGATTAATAAATATGGAATCTACAAGAAAGATACAAAAGACTTCAGAGGCTTGAGGAAGCATATATATGATCTCTTATCCTCGAAACTCGACCACGAGTTCTGGCAATATTATGGAGAAGCCGAAGAGAAGTCAAAAACAGTAATTCTTGACAAGTTCAGCAAAATTCGTAAATTCATATCTAAATCTCGCAACAAACGAATTATAGCGGATGAGCTATGTACTCTGTACGGCAAGAATAAGCTATTTGAGAAGCTTGATAATGTAAATAATTATTTATTGGCGTTCAAAAATGGAGTATATGATCTAAAGACTCACATATTCAGGAAAGCAAAGCCTGAAGAACTGATCACATGCACGACGGGCTATAAGTATAAGGAAGCTTCTGAGTCGCATATAAAGAAAGTTCATAAAATTATTAAGTCAATGTTCTCGAATAAGCAAGAGCGGGAATATGTTCTGAAGACCCTCGCTACTGGCTTGTTGGGAGAGAACAAGTACGAAGAATTCTATATTTGGATCGGGAATGGATCGAACGGCAAGGGCGTTCTGCGGGATATGATAAAGAGTGTAACTGGTGACTACTTCTCTAGTCTGGACATCGAATATCTATGTAAGAATAAGTTCAAAAAATGTGCTACTAGTGCCGATCCTATCATGGCTGGATTGAAGAATAGTCGTATGGTTATTTCTACCGAACCAGAAGGTACAGCCAAGCTTAGAACTGCCCAATTAAAGAAGCTATCTGGACGGGATGACGTATCTCCACGGGACTTATACAAGAGTAACTTTACTTTTGTACCTAAGTTCAAAATGATTATTCAGACTAATCAAGAGGTAGAGATCGCTGGAGATGATGGAGGTATTCAAAGACGGCTCAGATTCATCACATTCCGAAATAAGTTTGTCGACAATCCTACACTCAAGTGCCATAGACAGATAGATCGTGATCTGAAAACTAAGATACGAGACGAACGATATGTATTGGCGTTCCTTAGTATCCTTCTTGAATATTATAAGAAATTAGATGATAAGCTTGAAATGCCAGATACGTTCCAAAAAGAAACAGAAGAGTACTTAAACAAATTCGATCCAATCAAACGATTCGTCGATGAGAGAGTAGAAATAACTGGTAAAAGCGTGGATTTCGTATCTACAACTAACCTCTACAATGCATATATTGAGTTTTATCGAGGTGATAACAAAGGTAAGAATAGAAGCAACTTCAGCAGGATCATGAAAAATAAGGGATTCAACCGAGTTAGAAAGAGAAAAGCAAACGGATACAACAAGATTAAACTTATCGAAGACACTAATATGTTCGACGATTAAACAATATTTTAATTATTTTTATTTATTTCCGCGTTCAATTGCGGAAATAAATATATAGTATAATTGTATAGAATATGAAATCACGACGAAGAGGTAGACCTCGTAAATACAATACTGATGAAGCGCGAAAAAAGGCGAAAGCCAAACAAACCAAAGAATCACGATCGAGACTTCGGAAGAAGAAAAAGCGCATTACAAAGAAACAAAAGATAGATCTAATTGAACAAATAGTAGATCATTTGGATGATCTTGGGAAGCTCGATGTATATGATACCAATGATTATAATTATGAAGAACACACTATAAATATAGATGATAAGGTATATGAAGTCTATGTATCATATAGGCTTATTGAAGATCTCCGAGAAGTTAGAGTACATATATACAGAGGTAAATTACACATACTTTGTTGGTTATATTGGAAAGATCAAAACACATATTACAAATTTCCGCTAGTAGCTAACAAATTTAGAGTACATCTTTATGAAGGATATCCCTGTACTCACCCACCAAATCGTAAAAAAGATTAATATGTAACTATTTATATAATATTTACATATTTTCACTTCATTTTATGCAATTTGACGTAGGAACTCATAGTCTTCGGGGTTACGGCGTATTTCTTAGCTATAACCTTGAGCTTTACGCCCATCTCCACGAGGCTTTTGATCTCTTCCTTATATGGGTCAAGCTTTTTCTTACCAGAACCTTTAGGTCGACCAATCTTCTTGCCATTCGCCTTAGCATTGGCTAGAGCTGATTTAGTCCGAGCGCTGATGAGTTCTCGCTCTATCTGGGCCGATAAGCCATAAGCAAATATCAACATCTGAGACTGTATCGAGTCATCAATCTTGAAATCTGTCTTAGTACAATAGAGCTTCACCTCTTTCTCTGCCAACAGGGCGCAGAAACTCATGACTTGATTGATCGTTCGACCTATTCGGGATATTTCTGACATGACTATTATGTCATCTTTCTCCAGTTTGGGTATAAGAACCTTACCTAGTACTCTCTGTTTGTAATGTTTTGTACCAGAGACGACCTCTTCGACCCATTCTATTTCATTCCCTAATCCTTTCTTATTTATAAATAGTAGGATTTCGGCTTTGTTTGAATCGATGTTTTGCTGAGCGGTAGAGATACGCAGGTATCCATAAATTTTTGACATGTTCTATAGTATATTATTCAAAGAGAATATAATTTTTATAGTAATTAATTTAAAGTTAAATCACTATAGAAATCTTCAATAAACGAGCAGTTATTTTACTCTTCCTCGTCCTCCTTTTTGTCCTCTACCTTCTCGATCCTGATAAATCTGGTCAATTTACTCCGACCATTCTTGATATTTCGGATCATGTCGTATGATAGTTTGAGCTTTTCCGCTATTTCGGCATAGCTGGTGTATGTGTTCAGCTCCTCCCATTCATCTTTTTTCATATTCTTCACCTTCACTACATATCGCTTTTTCTTATTCTTAGTGCCTTTCTCGCGCATATATAATAGAATAAGAAAAAACTATATAATCTATTTTAGCCTTCTGTACATGAAAGCTGTATGGTTAATGAATAGTTGGAGATTATGCTTTACGTGCCTAAGTCGTAGTAGCAGTGACTTACTATTCTCACACATCTCCTCTAATTTCTTCAACTCCGCTACTACTTTTTTCTGTTGTTTACCTATATTCAATAGCTCTTTCTGCTCGGGTGTATAGGTCTTCTTGACCTTATTAACTTCATAATAATATTCAGACTGAGTTCCATCTGGATTTTGTGGATGAAATACTATCTTGACGTTATCAGGTTTATCCATTCTATATTATTTAATATAGAAAATATATTTTCTGCACAATATATATAATGATAGATACAACTAAATACGATAGCGAGGTCAAAGAATGGGAATTCGATCTAAAAATGGATCTTCCTGAATACAACAAGCTTAAAAAAAAATACATGATGGAGTATAAAGAGCTTTGCGATACTCTCCCCGAGAAAGTAGATGACAAGCTCGAACAAGCTAAGATATTTAATACAATGCTGAAGTTCTGGCATGAAAAACTCCCAGCCGTGAGGAGCTGTGACATACGATATATGAATCCACGCACGACAGCCCGATACTATTTAGTTTCAAGCACAATCAATGAACTCCAGTTTATGATGCAAGAGAAATTAGATGAGTTCGATAAATAAATGTGCAGAATTTTTATTTTCTATTCTAAATATATAGAATATTATGGCTCAAAAAACTGCACAAGATTTGGTTAATTTTATACTCAATACCAATGATGAAATTCATGAAGGTATCGGCTACATCACCGAGAATGCTATCACAAAGAACGTGAAGCCAAGAGTAATGGCAAAATATAAAAAAGTATGGAAGATGATGGAAAATCTCCCAGAAGATGACGATGAAGAGATGGTAGAGATACTTATCGACTGTTGCAAGAAGCTCCACGAGGTTTATAATCATCTCCATGATGTTATCGTACAATTTCAGGTCATGAATGAAGATGTCGAGGAAGAAGGTGAAGGTGAAGAAACAGATTCGGATGAGGAAATCGAAATAGAGGGCGAAGAGGTAACAGATGAAGAAAGTGAAGGAGAAGACGAAGATGAGGGGGAAGGTGAGGTAGATTAATATGTAGTATAATAATATATGTACTATAATTGTAGGGAATTGAGAAAATTATCGAAAAAAAATGACCTACCCTATTATAAATGGACAAAAGACGGCAAGTTCCGATATTACTACAAAGCGGACTTAGTTGATCAACTGATAGAAATAGGGAAGGTAGATAGAATAAAGTCATACTTTTACAGCTTCGATAAGCTTAGACTATTAAAATTCGCTTTTGATTGGGGAATCAAGAACATCAAACTAACAGACACCAAAGCCAAATTAGTCAAAAAAGTAATTCGGCAACATGATAAACTTTTTATACTTAAATTTTAATTAAGAAAATTAAAATTTAGAAAAACATAATGACCGAAAGTTAAATATATTTACATCAAAGCTCGACGAAGCTCGGCACGGCTCATTTTACGACCACCAGCACCTATAAGGACACCGCCTTTCTTTTTGCGACCTCGTTTCGCCTTTCTCTTACGTCCACCTACGATGCTACCACCTTTCTTACCCAATCCAAAAAGAGCGGGAAGCATTGGTGCAATAACTGGGGCTACAGCTTTAGCAACGGGAGCAATCTTTTTACCGATCCACTTGATACCCTCCCAGATCTTTTCACCGAATCTCTTGAGACCAGACCAGAAGTTTCCGCCGTATGCGTCTTTGATATCTTCATAGTCAACCATGGGTCTATTGGCGCTGTTTACAACGTCCTGACGGCTCACTGCACCGATGACCGATATACATTGGTTGTTCATGATCGTCCATGTTCCTTCCTCAATAGTGATAAGCATCAGCTCGGGAGTGATGGTATCGGTCTGATTGACGTTGGTAATGGTTAAATCGGCTTGAACCTGAAATGTTCCCAGCAAGCCAGGGCATTCGTCAGGTAAAAGTGCAAAATCGATGCTAGGCACCAAACAAAGCACGGATCCGATTGTTCCATAGACTGAGTTAGTACCACCAGCCCAGACATCAGTTGTTCCGACCCACTGAGGATAAGAATAATTAAGACCATTCTTCTTAGAAAGGCGGAAAAGATCTTGAATAGAAGCAGAAGCAAGAAGTCCAGCGTTGTTATTCCAGTTCAGGCTGATTCCATCGATACGGCAGTATGTATCAGTTGTAGTGTAGACACGATCAGCCTTGCGAACACGAGCGCACAGATACATCCTATGAGGGATAGACTGAAGCTGAATATTCTGAGTTCGAAGAGTTGTAGTAGTATTAGGAGCGAGAGTAGAACCAGGAGTCGTAGGATATCGCTGAACCTTATAGTAAGGATAGATACTTACTTGCGGAAGTGGAGAAACCACAGAAGGAGTAATATATTTGAACAAAAGAGATGGCTGTGCGTGAAATGTCGCAGTGATGGTCGCGATGGTAGAACCAGAGTTAGTAGCATGAGACCAGATGCGAGACAAATCACCCCAGTTAAATGTGAAGTCCATAGTTTGGAGACCAATGAATCCAGCACGATCCTCCTTGCCCCATGCAAAAGGACTGATGTAAAGGAACTCACTAGGAGTGAACTCAATCACAGCAGTCGTATTCGTGTTAGTGACAAGAGTATAGGGGAAGGCACCACGAGGGATCTCAGGGTACACATCACCATATCCACCGAGAGGATTGCGAACAGTACCAGTACCAGATGTGTAAAGCTGATACTGATCCTGCATTTGCGGACCGATAGACAATTCACCATCTCGAACAAGAGCGCCGGTATTGTATCGAGAAAGAGGATGAATGATATCAGAAGTATTGATAGATGTAGAAGTGTTATTCAGGGTAACATCAAGACTGTTCATAACAGATGACAGACAGTTAGCTCGAGGAGCATCAAAACCAGTTTGGAGCAAGTTCTGCCCAGGGGGTGCTGTGCCAGTGAAAGACACGCGCACGGGGGCTCGTAGGGCAAGCTTTCTATCCACGATGATAGATGGATTAGGCGGTGGCGCGGTAAAAGAAAAAGTAGAGTCACTATATGAAGTAGAATTGATACTCTTATAGGTGACACGACTTCCGCCCTTCAAAATTACGTACTGTCGACGAGAATTTACATTTACGACAGGATCAAGGCATTGCAAAGTTTCCACAGGAACGACGTTAAGTGACATTTGTATTATATATATTTATAAGATATATTTTTTGAAACATATCTTATATTTATTATATTATTTATATATTTACGATGTGAAAGTAGACTTTTTGATGAATAAGAATTTTATACTTAGAGTTTGTTTATATGGTATCGTCAGCGGATATAATCGACCCTGCTTATCCTTCCACCATACCTTAAAGTCAAAATTACGGAGCGGAGTGTCGCCAAGAAGATTTATCAGTCTGTATGGTCCTTGGGGGTAATAGGCCATAAGTGAACGACTATCACCTGCCTCAGCGACTAATGGCTCAAAGTCCGTCAAAAGACTGATTTGATTTGGTTGCAGATTTAGCGGATTGCTTGTTTGTGTCCATTCTCGATTCACACTCAAAGTATTTGTAGTGAATACCAGATCGAAAAAAGCATTCATGTTATCCAGTCCTCTATATTCTTGTTCAAATTTCAACCAATTTGGGGGAAGAGGTGGTACAGGTATGGTGCCTCCGGGCTTGGCATAGCCATTATCATTGTCTAGTATTACATATTTAAAATCTTTTCCATTTGCCAAATTCCTACCATAAAATGTTCCGTTTATATTTCCTATATATGTTAACAAATTGGAATTTATATATATGTCACATGGGTTAGCTACCGAACCAAGATATGAATATTCACAAATCAAACTAATTAATTGTGTGTGTGCATCATAAATATAATACGGCGCAGTAGCTTGAGGTTGAGCGCCTCCATAGTGTGTATTAAGTTGATTCCATGAGTCCTGTAAAGCTATATTAACCAACCTGATGAACTCCTCATACGAATAGATAGAATAATAATAAGGTTTGATAGGATCTACATAACCTGGAACTGTTGGAATTGGCGCGGTTGGTGTTTGTGTTTGAAAGACCACGGTTTGCGGAAAGTCAACACCTAAGTAACTAAGACAAACCTTAAAATCAGACCAATTAATAGCTGGAGGAATAGGTGCAATACCTTGATAAGTTGTGCCAATAGGACAAATCATGAGAGGTGTATCAAGCACAGGTACTGCAAAACGTGTAATGGTCAAGTAATAATCTTTTGGGTTTGCGAGAATAGGCTGAGATCTTTCGATATTGAATTCAGCATAAGGAAGACCAGTCGGCGATGCTCTACCCTCCCGAACCTCAATATTATAGTAGATTCGGTCATCTCCTTCTCTGATGATATCATCTTTGTAGTGGTGGGTTTTCGGTATCTTAAAATGTTGCATTTGCATTATATATATTATTATAATATATATTTTTTAGAGAAACGGCTCAGTTATCATAGTAACTAAGTAATCTGGGTTTATTCCTTTTGGTGTTGTCATTAATTTCTTAAATTCATCCTCGTTTAAGCATCTCAATAGCAGTCTAAGGGCAACCCAACGACCGCAAGTACTTATATCTTTCTTTGTACTTTGTAATTTATATTGGCTGTAATGAATGGGTTCACCGCTTTCATATAATAAGCGGACAAGGTGAGGTATCTTATTGTAATGGTTCTTTTTGAAGTTCTTTGGAACGAACCCTTGTTCTTTATCTGGTTTATATCCATAAGAGTCAAAATGCTGGATATTACCATCACAATCCTCGAATACTAAAGTCCAATGACCAAAGTTCTTCTTTGTCTCATAAAGAAGAATCAACGCCTTATGTGGTCCCATTGCATCATATATATTATCATATTTTTGGAATTCCCTATAATTCATAATATTTGCCTTATCATTAACGAGCTTTAATATATCTGCACCCGTTAATGTCTTAGTTGCCAAGTGTTTAATATCTTCAATATTCATTTATATAATTAGTGAAGATATTAAAGAAGATAAATACCTTTTATGTAGATTACATGTTGTGGTCGTGATTTGTTCATCAGAATCCATCTGGAAGGCAATTCAAGCATCTTTGATATAGCCTTGTAGTTCATTCCTACATAAGTCTTAGCTACATAGGTAATTTGAGCATCAGAAGAACCAGGAAAAACAACCAAATAATCACTTTCATATAATTGTGTCTTTGTCCTGTTTGCATCGGCTACCAAATGGTTACTAACTGCCACACTGCAATGGAGCTTACGGCCATTCTCTAAGGCATCCAACATGAGTTCTTTAAAACCTTCTCGAACTTTCTTATCTCGGATTCGGCTTGTATCGTCGAACACTAGTAGGGCGTTTCTTAATTCTGATAGCTCATACGGATCTGTGACGAAATCATCGTGGTCTACATCCTCAAACTTGATACCTTTGAACGCTGGATCACGTCTTTGATTTCTTTTGAATAAATATATCTTATTATTTGGAAAGATCTTTTTGTAGGCTCTCATCCATTGACCCAAAAAATAACTCTTCCCTGACCCATTAGGACCAGCGATGTACAGATTAGTTGCTTCTCGATCTGGATCTGGTATTGGCATCATTTTACCCTTTCTGCCTAGTTTGAGCGCATTCAATGTCGCATTTTTCTTTATCTTAACCACTTCATCGTATAGTTTATCTTTGCGTCGTGGCTTTTTCTTTCTCTTCATCATTCTGTATACTCTATCATATTCGTCCATACGCTCTCTTTTCTTCATATTCTTGAACACGTCATGTTGAAGCAGGGATGTGTAATCAAACGGAAGATCTTCATCTTCATTGACATTGAGGTTACCCTCATCATCATATTTATTCTTTACATACACTAATTTGCCGTCATATTCACCTCCTTTTATGAATGCTACAGGTTTGCCGTCTTTCAGCGAAATCATGAGTCACTATATTCTATACTATTATATACGATTTTATATTTAATCCAGCCGTGTTCAAAAAACTTATGTGTCTTTTCAGAATTCATCTAGCACTCTGAAAAAAATCGCTCCGAACTCGATGAGTTATATTATGTGCATAATTGCACAATCGGTAAATAGTAGAATATCTGCGCAGTTTACTCCCTATATTCTGGAGGTACTGGTAAAATAGCAACACGCTTAGCATATTTAACTGCTTCTTCGTTCATTGTATTACTTAAATTAGCGATGATATCGTTCAACATCATCATGACAGGTGTGTACTTCCTCTCGAGCGCGTAAGCTTTATCACCCATCAGGGACTGGAGTTCATCAAGGAAATTGTAAATCTTAGGATCTATATCAAATTCGTAGACATTACTAAGTCGATCTTTCATTTCCTCTACAGTTACAGCCATTTTATCATATGGTGGATGTGCCATGATTTTAACCATGTCTTTGAGTGCCTTTAGATCACCTACGACCTGATAAATGATCGAGACGCCTGAGTTGATCAAAGGATTAATCTTTTTCAACATTTTCTTATCTCCAAAAGCTACAGCCAAAACCCACATTCTTTTTATGGCTTTGAATGGACTGAAAAAGAAAGATGACAAATATTTAGCTACATCATGCTTCATAGCGTCGAAATAATCACCCTGTTCGATGTTCACTCGCTCTAAATTTCCATGCTCATCTGCAGTATGGAGAAGAAGGAAATTAGAGAGTTCGACGAACCTATTATCAATATACGTCCAAGCATCGACTTTGACGATCTCTGGTTCTTGAATAGCGTCATACAGGGTCTTCTGTCTATGTCCTGGCAACATTTTGTATCCTTGAAGAATTTCATGAGGTTCCCACCTTAATATGTATCTGCTCCTTAATTCATTTTCTATAGCGTTGAGATCTGTCCCGGTTGGATGCAATACAACCATATCCATAATCTTTTTGAATTCCTTATCATCTAATATACCTTGATTATGTAATCTCTTCAAATATTCAGTCAAGTCTGTTCCATACAGTTCATATACATCGAACTCAAAGGCTGGATCTACACCCGCTTTAAAATCTGCAAACCACATATTAGGATCTTTCTCAATTTGTTTAACGATCTTCTGTATCTCTAATACAATACCCCGTAAAGCATCTTCACGACCGTTGGTTTTGATTATCTCTTCTCTCATATCTATATCACCTGGATACTTCTGAATACGATAAATAAAGGAACCTGATGGAACTACATCAGGAAAGTTTTTCGCCGTAATAGCATTAATGGCTTTAATAGTTGGAATCGTATATGACGAAATTAGCTTCTTCTTCAATAGCATTATATATATTATTAAAGAAGATATTTTATTTAATAGTGGTGAAAGTCATAATAATGGTGAGGTCCCATCATCAATGTTCCGCCTTTCTCGTATGTTCTGCTTGCTTCTTGTAATACTTCCTTATATTCCATACCTGGATTAGCTTCCTTAACTTCCTTCACATGTTTATGCCATTTTGACAATTGTTTTGGGATTTTACCTTTCTTTTTCTTCTTTTTAGCTTTCTTTTTAGCTGGCTTCTTCTTAGGCTTCATTTTCAGTTTAGGAAATTGCTTGATATATGGATATCTACCAGTCTTTGCATGTTCAGCAAGATATATATGATGATATACATCAGTCAAATATGCCTTTGGTATTTTCTTACCTTTGATATGTTTAAGGAACATAATCCATCTACTTTTCTTTGCCTTTTTACCTCCTGCTCCGAAGAATCCTTCACCCATTTCCATTCCGTAAGCCTCTGGAAGACCTTCTAGTGCCTTTTCCTCTTCCTGCAACTTTTGGGCGATATCCTCATGAACGGCTTCAGCCATTGTTTTGGCTTGTCTTTCCGTTACTTTTGGAAGTTGTTTCTTTATTTCTGTCTTTACTGCTCTCTTAGGGATTATCTTCATAATAAGCTTTTTTATTTCTTGCTTCTCCTTACTACCCTTATACAACGGCTTTTCATATTCATAAAGATCTTTCCAGTATTTTTTTGGCATTCTCTTATGGTATTGAATGAATTGCAACCATGGATTTTTTTTAGCCCCTTTGGCTACAAGTTTTCCACCCTTTCTACGGCGTCTATATTTAACGCCACCACTATAAACACCACCCATATCCATTGCCATTTTAGGAGAGATATAAGGGTAACGGGCTTTAACGTCTTCAATATATTCAATTAGTTCAGACTTTTGCCCACCAACGATAACACCCTTACCTTTCTTTATCTTTTTCTTTTTCTTTGGCTTTCGCTTTGGTTTATGTTTCTTATGGCGCTTGTATTCCGTTGCAATCCGTTTAATAGACCATTCTGGATGTCTATGTCGATAAATAGCATAGAATTTATTCCATGCTGACAGCTTTTTCTTTCTCTTTGGTTTAGCTTTCCCGCCGATATTCGTTCCGGCTACATCACCATAAATAGGAGTTTGATGATAAAGAGTATCACGTATCAATTGTCTTGTTGCTGAATAACGAGGTGTTTTGTACATATTATATATATTATATATACATAATATTTACTTAATTAATTATATTTCTTCCATATCACCATATGTTTTTACTATATCCATAATCCTCAATATTTTCTTTGTTTCTAAACGTTCTGAAAAATAAAGGGTAATTTCCCTTATATTATCTTTCTTTTTGTAAAGGCAATTCATGTAAAGAAAATGCTCTTCGAATTCCGTTTCGAGGTCATGCTGACATTTTGCAAGATCAAAGTTTCCGTTAATTGTATATGAAAGTTCCATGTATATATATATATTATATATTATATTTTCCAAAAGAACATCCTCATGTTTCGTATGGTTGTTACTTGTCCAGGTGTACCTGATTTTATACTATAAATAAAGCCAAATGCAGAAGTTGTGATATTCAGTATAACAAAGCCAGAGATTCCATGAAATTCAGGATGAGCTGGTATAGCCCATTCATTGAGTTGAGTAAAGGGAATATCACTGATTTGTGCATAGGCTACGGCGCCAGGGTTTTGAAGTTCTGCACTAAAGAAACATACATAATTACCCGCAGTTAAGCCTGTAAAAGTTAATTGATATCGAGGTTGATAAGTGATTGTATCATTTGTTTCGGGTCCCGCATATGTACCATAATGAAGATGATCGCCTGCACTATCTGGAGGAGTAAACCAAGATAATTGATTAGATCCATTTTTTCTAATTTCTTGCCCAGCAGTTCCAGAAGCTCCAGAAAGTTGAATATCAACGGCTCCATCCATAGTAACAATATCATCGGCGGTAGCCTCGTATTCATTTGCATCTACATTGTTAAAATTACCAGTAAGCCAAGACTTATTTTGATCATTGATAACGTTTCGAATTGACATAGTATATATATAATTTATATATATATTATTTTAACTAATCATGATATTTTATAAATAAGCATTCTTACTCTCCGCATTGATGTTGTACCGCCTGATGGGGCGCTACATCTAAATTGGAAAGTTCTACCTGTTGGTACGGTTACGTTAAGTACAAAGAATCCACTCACAGTTTTATAATCAGATAATCCACTATTTATAGCCCATTGATTATATGAAAGTGTATAAGTAAGATCGAAAAAATCAGCATTAACATTGCTTGGATTCTGTAATTCCATTTGGTAATGGAAAAGATATTTACCTACAGCCAATGTAGGTGTTACAAATTGAGATCCTGCAACTAAAACAGCTGATGTAGTTGTGAATGGTGTAGACTCATGATCTGTATTTTGTTGTATGAAATCAGCAAATACATGAGGCGTTCCCCAGGCTGGTTTATTATTTACGTTCTTTTTTACTATTTGACCTATAGATCCAGCACTTCCACCTAATTCCAAAACAGCAGTATTAGCGAAAACGGCGCTATCTCCATTGGTAAAGGCAAATTGTCTCGCATTAAGGGTATTAAACTTAGCATCAAGCCATTCTTTATGTTGATCGTTTGAAAGATTTCTAAGTGACATGATATATATATAATTTATATATATATTATTTTGATTTACTTACAATACTTTGTAAAGTATTAATCTTACTCTTCTCATTTGTCCTGTGCCTCCAGTTACCCAAAGTCTCCATTGATAAGTATATGCTGTGGGAGCGCCAACAGTAATAACTTTAAAACCACTAACACATTTAAATTGTGACAAACCTGAATTATCTTGCCAACTATTTATTACGGTAGGTGTTGGTACTGATTCATAAAAATCTGCGACTGCTGAAAAAGTAGTATTTTCTATTTCACATTGATAATGAACTACATATGTGCCTACCGCAAGAGAAGCAGTAGTATGAGTAGATGCAACTACAGGAGTAAGGGATGTTGTAGAAAATGGTGTAGATTCATGATCTGTATATGTTTCAATTACTTCACCAAAAATATGAGGGGTTCCCCATGCTGGTTTATTATTAGCGTCTTTCTTTAATATTTCTCCAATAGATCCAGCATCGCCACCGATTTCCAATACAGCAGTATTAGCGAACACGGCACTATCTCCGCTGGTGAATGCGAATTGTCTTGCATTTAGAACATCAAATTTTCCGTCAAGCCACTCTTTATGTTGGTTATTTTGAAGGTTGCGAATTGACATAATATATATATATATTTATTATATATATTATTTTTGATTTATGCTATCATATACAAAGAGTATCTTACCCTTTGAACTGTTGTTGTTTGTCCTCCCGTTACACTCCTAACATAAAAATCAAAAGTATTAACGCCAGTTAAAGTAACTAAGTTATATCCGCAACAATTGTGGAATGGTGCATAATTACCCTTTATAAAGAAGGTTCTATATAATGACGGTGTTGGGGTTGTCATTTCAATTTTTGCAGAAGCTCCACCGACTGAGGGGTCTATATTATTCATTTCAATTTCAAAAAATAGTACATAAGTCCTCGGTACAGTACCTAAATCAGTTGTAGTAAAGGTAGCACCAGGAACAGGGACATAAGTAGCCGAAGTTGTTGCGAATGTTGAAGATTCCAAATATTCTGCATGTTGGAACGCTTCGCCCATAGCGTCTGATATCCACACAGGTTCCAAAGAGGAATTTAATTCAAGTTTATCACTTGGATTCCCTGCCTGTCCTTGCAAATAAAGAATAGTATCAGAATCCATCTTAAAGGTTACTCCAGCATTCACATTAGTTTGTTTAGCATTAATCGATCCGAACTTAGCATCAAGCCATGACTTGTTATTGTCGTTTTGAATGTTCTTGATTGACATAATATGTATATATTTATTATATATATTATTTTGGGTATTCTTTATATTAAGTTTATATTTTTATGCATGATAGCCCTCGAGAGTAGAAACTCTTGTAGTAAGCGCAGTTAATGTTGTATTTAGTGTATCAATTTGTGTTTGTAAGTTTGTAATAGTTGTAGCTTGTGTATCTATTGTTGTTTTCTGTGCTTTCACCACTCCGACTAATCCGGCAATGATTGCATTTTCTCTTATACCTTTTAAGCCGGTTTTATTTTGTTCGTCATCATATGCACACGCATTTTGATGAACAACTTCTACATCATCAGCAATAAAGTACTCTTCTATCCACGGGACGGGTGTATCTGTGAAAACTTCATTATATCTTGTTGCAGTTACTGTCTCACCATCCTTATTAGTTGTTTCGACTGTGTACGGTTCCATTGTCCTCACTCTACGATTGTATTGAACCGGTTGGAGATTGTATATCCATGAACTATCTTCGATATTAGCTACATTCATCTTGTGTGCTAAGAGTGACGCGTCGTATCCGAGCGTACCATCTGTATCTATTTTAGCTTTTAGACCTCCAGTAATTGGAGTAGTGTAAGCTACTGGTACTTTAAATACACCTGTATTGGTTATTTGCAACCTATCCGACGCGGAGTTATTGTCGTATACACGGAAGTCGTTAGTTGCTCCTGTAGCTTGATATAACTCCATATTTGCAACTCCTGCAGTACTGAATTTGATCGTAGAGTAATCGCTCGATGCGGATCTGTCTACCCACAAGACACCGTCTGCGCTACCATTTGGAGCCACAAATAGACCAGATGTTCCGGTACCACTGGGATGAATTTTAATATTATTTGATCCATCATTCATTTCGATTCTTTGACTACCAAAAAATATATTTGTAACTGTCGGTGATACGAACGTAGGCGATGCTGTTGTCCTAAGATCTTGTATCGTATCTATTGTTGTTCCATTCCATGATATACTGTTACCTATTGTAACTTCATCAAGTTGTTTGCTTGCGTCAGTTCTCATTAGACTAGATGCAACTTTGCCATTAAGTTGAAGCTCGGTGGCAATAAGGTCTCCCGTTGTACTGATATCATCTCCAGCAGTCGAAGGGCTTATTACAGTTCCTACACGTTGCCAAATGGTTGCGACAGAATCGACATAGGTCTTATTACAAAGATCATTTCCTGCGGATGGAGCGATTGAACATTCTGGTACTGCTGTAACAAATGTAGTTTTATTATTGCTATGATCTATTACTATGGCGTTAGATGCTAAAGTATGATTATATATATCAAATTGGTTTAAATTTACTGGCTGTCCTAATGACCATTTTGCTACTCCCGTATCGGCTAAATACATTCTACAAAAATCAACTGTCTTACTCGTTCTGTCTAAGTAAAAATGTCCATCACCTCCAGCATTGAGAATATTGAAACTATTACCGTTAGTGGGTGTAGCTACTAAATTTGAACTATTGAAATTTAGAACATGTCCGTTGCCTGCTATTGTTCTTGCGCCTGTGGCTAAAAGTTGAATACTATTACAATCAATATCACCGTTCTTCACTTGCATATCGTTTAATTTCAGATTTCCACCCGAATAGTCCTGAATCTCGTCGACTTGTAATACACTAGGCATATAGATAAGACCTTTTGTTCCATGACTTGTGGAGTCTATGGTTAAATTAGCACCTGATGCAACACTTCCATATACAATAGGTGATACCAAATGTGTTGATAGTGTGGTTGTGTTGAACTGATTGTCAGCTGTCGTGCGGATATCTTGAATAGTATTCAAAGTTGGTGGAGAACTAAAATCGAGCGATGTGCCGACTGTTATACTCTTAACATCTTTCGATGCATCTGTATAAACTGGTGTGTTGG